GTCAGACTACGCAGCGCAGCAGGCTCAACCTCAAGAGCAGCCTCAAGAGCAACCACAGGAGCAGGCTCAACAACCCCCCGGCTATCAACCATACCCACAACAGTAAACTATGGACACAGAAGAAATTGTCGAATCGCCCTTAGTTAGAGAATGCGGTACTTGTACTCAGTGCTGCGAGGGCTGGCTGAACACCACGGTGTTTGGGAACGAGATGAAGAATGGGCAAGGATGCCCATACGTGTGCCCGACGGGGTGCGGGGTGTATGACAAACGCCCCTATGACCCATGCCAAGGCTTTAAGTGTGCGTACTTGATGGATGAGGCGTTCCCGTTGTGGATGCGGCCTGACATATCGAATCTTATCTGCTACTCGCACGAGGTCAACGGTATTCCGTACTACAGGGCTGTGGAGACCAACGCTACGCTATCAGCACGAGTGCTTAATTTCATCACTCGCTATGCTATAGACTACGAGTTGAACATGCTTTATGAGTTCGAGCGCAAGTTACACTTAATAGGCACCCCCGAGTTTATAGCTGCTATGACTGAGGAAGACGAATGAAAACCGCATTAGATATATTGCGCGACGAGTTACAAGAGATGGTTGATACGAGAAGTGAGATCATCGCATACGGGGAAGTCGCAGACTTTCCTGCGTATAAGTATTTGGCTGGAGTGATTACGGGTCTAACTCTGGCTAGGGAACGTGTACTAGACCTGCAAAAACTTGAAGAGGATATGTAATGTCTGTAGCTAACATTGATGTAGAAAAGACGAAGGCAACAAGCGACAAATTGGCCGCCCAACTGCCAGACCCTGTGGGGTATAAAATCCTCGTAGTCAAGCCTGAAATTGAGGAAAAGTCTGAGGGTGGGATTATAAAACCACATGAGTTTCTTAAAAAGGAAGAAGCCGGTGCAGTTGTAGGGTTCGTTCTGAAAGTTGGGCCTATGGCTTATCTGGATGAGGAGAAATTCCCTACTGGCCCGTGGTGTAAAGAAGGCGACTTCGTGCTGATCGGCGCGTATCGTGGCTCTAGGTTTTCTGTGAATGGAAAGGAGTTCATCATGGTAAACGACGATATGATTGAAGGCACAGTATCTGATCCTCGCGGCATCAACCGCGCTTACTAAAAGGTGATTTATGGCAGACGCATACGAAGACGACGAACTTGAAATTGCCGTTGGCGACAGTGAAGAACTAGAGATTGAAATTGTAGATGACACTCCCGAAGAAGACCAAGGCCGCACTAAGCTTGCTGAAGGCGCGGAGCAGGAAGAGGAGATGGACAACTATTCTGAGAAGGTGCAGAAACGCATCAATCAGATCAACCATAAGTATCATGATGAGCGGCGCGAAAAAGAAAGGCTGGCTAGAGAGCACGCAGAAGCTATTCGCATCGCGCAGTCATTCCAGAGCCGCGTTCAAGAGCTAGAGCAGACGCTATCTTGGGGGCATCAGGAGTATACGAAGGAAGCTGAGGGTAGGCTAAACTATCAGCAGCAACTAGCACAGGACAAGTATCGTAAGGCTTTCGAGACTGGAGATACTGACGGCGTACTAGAAGCGCAGAATGAACTCTATGAGCTAGCCTTCCAAAAGCAGCGGCTGTCTACCATGACTCCGCCTATACCAGAACCGCAGCAAGATTATTCTTTACAACAGGAAGATAATGCTGTATACAGTAATCCACAACCAGTACCGCAAGCACCTGCTAGGGACTATAAAGCCGAGGATTGGGCGAGTAGGAACCCTTGGTTTGGTAAAGATGAAGAGATGACTGCCTTCGCTTACGGACTGCACGAGAAATTAGTCAAATCCGGTGTAGACCCTACTTCTGATGAGTATTATCAAAAAGTAGACTCCCGCCTCCGGGAAATTTTCCCAAAAAACTTCGAGCGGCCTAAGAAGTCGTCGCCTGTGGCATCGGTAGGTAGAACCTCCGCACCAAAAAAAGTCACATTGTCGGCATCAGAGGTAGCAATCGCTAAGCGCTTAGGGTTAACCCCAGAGCTATACGCGCAATACAAGCTTAAAGGAGCAACCATAAATGGCTAACACCACTGGTAGAACAAACCGTTCAGTAGAAACCCGCGAGAAAGAAGCCCGCGCCGTATCTTGGAAGCCCGCGCACGACCTGCCCGTGCCGGAAGCGCAAGATGGGTACGTCTTCCACTGGAAGCGTGTTTCTATTATGGGTCAGCCTGATCCGGCTAATATGGCCCGCGCTAGGCGCGAGGGCTGGGTTCCTTGCCAGATGGAAGATCATCCAGAAATGGCCTCCGACTTCCTAGCCTTTGGCTTGCAAGGTACAGGGCTTATTGAAATTGGTGGACTCGTCCTCTGCAAAACCACTACGGAAAATTCTGAAGGACGCAAAGGTTACTACGGCAATTTAGCTCAAGCGGCGATGGAGTCTGTTGATAACAACTTCCTCCGCGAAAATGATCCACGGATGCCTCTCTTCTCTGAGAAATCATCTAAAGTCTCTTTTGGTCGCGGTTCCTGATAAATCTGGGGCCGTATTAAAATTTAGGAGTTCTATATGGCATATCCTGCAAATATGGCCCCCCAAGGTTTCCTTCCTGTAAACCTTATTGGTGGTCGTGTATACAACGCCGGTATCCGGCAGATTCCGATTGCTTCTGGGTACGCTCAGAACATCGGTTATGGCGATTTGGTTGCCTACACCACTGACGGCACGATTGTTCGTGTTGATACTTCTTCTGGCGCTAAAGCTACCTTCGCTGCAAAGCCGATTGGTATCTTCCTCGGCTGCCAGTATTCCCAGTCTACGGGTCTGAAGTACACTTTGGATTCTCAGTATTGGCCCTCTGGTACGGCTTCTACGGATGCTATGGCATTTGTTTGTGAAGACCCCGATGCGATCTTTAAGATCACCATCACCAATGCTTCCGGCGTGCTGTACACTTCTAGTGGTGCTACGCAGTCTACCGTTGGTCTGAACATCGGTTATTACCAGCCTGCTACTTTGGTGAACACCGTTACTGGCAACAGTACGGTATCTGCTAACTTCGCTTCAGCAAATACCACCAACACTCTGCCACTGCGTGTTGTTGATCTGGTAAGGGACACCGCTCTGTCTGATGGTACGTACCAGCAAATCCTTGTTACGTTCAATGCTGGGTTCCATTTCTATCGTCAGACCACTGGCATCTAAGGAGTAATAATCAATGGCTGCTATTTCACGCGCACAACTACTTAAAGAACTGCTCCCCGGTCTGAACGCCCTGTTCGGCCTTGAGTATGATCGTTATGGCGAAGAATATAAGGAACTCTTTGAGACCGAAAGTTCTGAGCGTTCCTTTGAAGAAGAGCAGAAGCTGTCCGGTTTCGGCGCAGCTCCTGTAAAGAACGAAGGCTCCGCTATCGCATACGATAACGCTCAGGAAGCATGGTCTACCCGATACACCCACGAGACTATCGCTCTGGGCTTCTCCCTCACCGAAGAAGCTATTGAAGATAACCTGTACGACTCACTGTCTGCTCGTTACACCAAAGCGCTTGCTCGTGCGATGGCCTACACTAAGGAAATCAAAGGCGCATCCATTCTGAACAACGGCTTTAACGCGAACTACAAAGGTGGTGACGGTAAAGAACTGTTCAGTAACGCGCACCCGCTGACCTACGGTGCAACCATCTCCAACATCCCTTCTACCGCTGCTGACCTCAACGAAACCTCGCTTGAGAATGCAGTCATCCAGATTTCCCTCTGGACTGACGAACGCGGTCTGCTCATCGCAGCAAAGCCCAAGAAACTGATCCTACCTCCTGCATTGCAGTTCGTAGCTACTCGTTTGCTTGAAACTGAACTGCGTGTCGGCACCACCGATAACGATGTCAACGCTCTGAAGAACAACGGTGCAATTCCGGGTGGCTTCACGATCAACCACTTCCTGACCGATCCGAATGCTTGGTTCCTGACGACCGACGTTCCTAACGGCCTGAAGCACTTCGTTCGCGCTCCGCTGAAAACTTCAATGGACGCAGACTTCGATACCGGCAATGCTCGCTACAAGGCTCGTGAGCGTTATAGCTTCGGTTGGAGTGACTACCTCGGCGTATTCGGTTCTACCGGATCAAGCTGATAACAGCTTGAAAAGCAAAGGGTTGGGAGTTTCCCAGCCGAGCGAAGGGGCCATTCGGCCCCTTTTCTTTTTTCTGTTGACACTCCCCAATAATCTTAGTATAAGAGTGTTAAATTTGGCCTATTTTATAGATTTTACATGAGGGCAACATGGCAAAAACATTAGCCAGCCGAGGTGGAAAACGGTGCTTTGCTGAAGGGGAAAGCGTAAAAGCCACGGGAAGAACTAAGAAAACTTCTGGTAGGGGGCTTGGGCCTAGAGGCCGCGCTGTGTCTTTCAAACCCCTAGACGATGCTAAGAAAACTCCCGGCAAAGCCCTTGTGCCTAGGGGCAGGTACGATGTAACAACCACTGGCGATGCGAAGAAATCTCCCGGCAAAGCACTTGTACGCAGGGCTAGCTCCGATGTAACAACCACTGGCGATGCGAAGAAATCTCCCGGCAAAGCGCTTGTACCTAGGGGCAGGTACGGTGTAAGAACCACTGGCGATGCGGCGAAAGCTACAGGCAAAGACCTTGCACGCAGAGGTAGCTCTGATGTAGCCCGTCCGGGGCGTCCTAGCATAGATGTTGACCTCAGACGGACTCGGATAGGGCAGGAAAAAGTGATTGGCTCTGGGGCTGGAGAAAACATAGACCGCACCAAAATTTCTAGGCAGGCTCGTGCAACGTCGGAAAAGCCCGCTGGCTCTGGGGCGTCCCGTATAGGAAGAGCGGCATCTCGCACTCTTGGCGGGCTGGGGCTTATGGCCTACAGTTCTGATGTTGGGGCAGGGTCGGACAAGCCTCAATACTATCCGGGGGAAGGGCTGAAAGCAAAGGAAAAGGCTAAGGAGCGAGATACATCAAGCAATGATTACTCATCTCAGTTAAAAAAGTACAGAGATTCTGCGCCCGCCTCAGCATCTTCATCCCCAAAAGCTTCCGCCGCATCATCTTCATCTTCGTCTTCGTCTTCACCAGCAAAACCTACTGCCAGCACGCCTAGGAAGGCCGCTGAGAAACCCTCTGCGAGAGCCTCGGCATCTACTTCCACTAAGCCTGTACGCCGTCAGGTAAGTAGTAAGCGGGCTAGTGCCGCAGAAGATAAGTTCATGTCTGAGCTAAAAGCTTCTGCGAGCAAAATGAAGTCCGCTATTTCCGACATGGCAGAAAAAACAGGCAAAATGAAAGAGAAAACTACCGCTTTGTCTCGTAGCTTCAAAAAGGGCGGTTCTGTCAAAAGTTGTTGCGATGGTCGCGCTCAGCGCGGTCGCACAAAAGGGAAGATTAGGTGATTAGGGAAAGGGGCTTCGGCCCCTTTCTTTTTGTTGACATGTGCTAAAAACCCTAGTATAAGAGAGTTAAATCCGGGGATTTATTTTTTGCCTAATCGACTGCCCCGGCAGATTCGCACACAACGATAGGCGCAAGTGCAAGGATACAAATATGGCATTCGCTACATTCTCTGGCCCTGTTCGTTGCGGTACTGTTAAAGACGCTCCGGGTGTAAACACTGGCTGCATTGTTCTTTCTCAGACTGCCGCTCTTGGTCTTACTACCAGCACCCCGTTCATTCTTCCGGCTGGTGCACAGATTCTCAACTTCTACATCGACGTTACCACGACGTTCACCACTAGCGCTACGCTGGCTGTTGGCGATGGCACCACTGTTAATAAATACGTAACGGCAATCACCACCCCCGCTGCGGGTCGTCAGACCAACACTCCTACCGCTGCTCAGATTACTGCTATGTCCAATATCGGTACGACTGATGTGACGGTAACGGTGACTATGGCTGGCACGACTGCGACTGCAGGTGCAGGGTTCATCACTGTTGTATACGTACAGCATCTGTCTGATGGCGCACAGGTTCCTCCCTCTGCATAAGTAGGAGATAGCCATGCAAACTGATGTTTTATCAGCTAGCACTACGTCCACCGTCAATCTAGTAGCTACACGCTGCCGGGTCAAAGGGATTTGGATAAGCCACGGAGCCACCGCAGGTACGGCTGTTTTCTACGATTCAGCTTCTACGGGTACTTCGCTTACCAACATCACTTTGAACACCGCAGGTGTACTCAACGACGCATACATCCCCATACCGGGCGAAGGCGTTCTGTTTCAGAACGGCGTGTATGTAGTTTTAACCAACGTGGTGAGCGTCACTATTTTCTACGCCTGACGGTTATGACAGAGCCACAGATCATAGTTGATGCAGTAATCGCCCTAGTCGGGGCACTGTTTGGTTGGTTGTTCAAGATGGTCTGGGATGCCATTAAAGAGCTTCAAAGAGACATCAAAGAGACCAACCAGACGCTCCACGAAAGCTACGTAAGGAAAGACGACTACCGTGTTGAGATTGCCGAAATCAAAGGCATGTTCAACCGAATAATGGACAAGTTAGAAAGCAAGGTGGACAAATAATGACCCGCGCATCCCGTGGTATTTCCAACATCCAAGAACACGCCAGAGGCAACAAGATGAAGAAGAATATGATTAAGAACAAGGAAAGCGCTAAAGTCGCTATCAAAAAGAAGCGCCCAATGGCCCCCGGTATGGGGGATATGAGTGTAGGCTCCGCTCGCTCAGGCAACCTGAAAAACATTCCGGGTATGGGTGGTATGAAGGCGGGCATGAAGTCTGGTGGCTCCTGTAAAGGATATGCCAAAGGTGGCTCAGTTGACGGCGTAGCCCACAAAGGCAAGACCAAAGGCAAAATCTGCTAAGAGGTAGAGATGGCAAAGAAAGTAAACAAGCCAAGCGGCGGCCCTCCTACTAAGGTGTATGCCCCGCCTAGAGCTGGCGGCGGTGCCCCTACTAAGATGTTTGGCCCTAAAGGTGGTGGCCCTAAAGGTGGTGGTGGCGGTGGTGGCCCTAAGCCTGTCAAGCCGACTACGACCACTAAGCCTGTCAAGCCGACTACGACCACTAAGCCGGTTAAGCCGACTACGACCACTAAGCCTGTCAAGCCGACTACGACCACTAAGCCTGTCAAGCCTGTCAAGCCGACTACGACCACTAAGCCTGTCAAGCCTGTCAAGCCTGTCAAGCCGACTACGACCACTAAGCCGGTTAAGCCGACTACGACCACTAAGCCTGTCAAGCCTGTCAAGCCTGTCAAGCCTGTCAAGCCGACTACGACCACTAAGCCTGTCAAGCCTGTCAAGCCTGTCAAGCCTGTCAAGCCTGTCAAGCCTGTCAAGCCTGTCAAGCCTGTCAAGCCTGTCAAGCCTGTCAAGCCTGTCAAGCCGGTCAAGCCGGTCAAGCCGGTCAAGCCTGTCAAGCCGACTACGACCACTAAGCCGGTAACGCCCGCTCCAGCTCCAGCTCCAGCTCCAGCTCCAGCTCCTGCGCCCGCTCCAGCTCCAGCTCCAGCTCCTGCGCCAGCTCCTAAGCCGGTAACGCCAGCTCCTGCGCCTACTACACCTGCTAAGCCGGTAACGCCAGCTCCTGCGCCTACTACACCTGCTAAGCCGGTAACGCCTCCTCCTGCTCCACAACCTCCGGTAGCTCCGCCTAAGCCGGTAACGCCAGCTCCTGCGCCAGCTCCTGCGCCAGCTCCTGCGCCAGCTCCTGCGCCAGCTCCTGCGCCAGCTCCTGCGCCAGCTCCTGCGCCAGCTCCTGCGCCAGCTCCGGCACCTACAGCGCTTCCACCGCCTCCTGCTGGAGTCAGAGGGATGCACGACTTCGGCGCTCGTCAGCTTCTGAAGAAAGGCGGTATCGCGGCACTGGGTGGCAACAAGGGAATGGAAAAAGGCAAAGGTGGTAAACCACGCGGTGTTGGCCTAGCCCAGAAGGGTTGGGGCAAAGGGAAGATGCGGTAATGGCTGGCGGTGGACAACCACAAGGACAGGCCCAACAACCCCCCGGCTATGCCGGGGGCGGGCCGCTAAACGCACCATTGCAGTTCGGTAAGCAAGTGAATCCTATGCCCCAGTTCAATACGCAATCGGGGTATAACAATTTCGCTTCGCCCAACTCGAACTTCATGCAGTACCCACAGCAAGGGCAACCCAACCAACCGAACCCTCCGGCGTTGAACAACAATGTGCCGCCTGTGCAAAACGTCGGCGGCCCGGATATTGGAGGGCCATACCCGCCTGTAGAAATGGGGTTTGACCAAAGCGGTAGCGATGGTGGCGTCGGCGGTCATCCTGCCGACCAAATGCAGAACCCACTACAACAGTGGGGGAAGCCACCCAGCATTAGTCAATACATGTCTCCACAAGGACTGCAAATTCAAGGCGATCCTAACGCAATGCTTGTGCGAAGACCTCAACAAAGGTAGCCGATAATGGCATCAGGAAGTATTGTTTCTTCTATCTCAAGAGTTGGGCGCTACGAGCCTTTCGACTTGCAGGTCTCTCGTGGGCAGATTACAGGGCACACAACGGTCTATAAGTTTGGGTACTCTACTGTAATTGACGGCACGTTATTCCCTGTTTGGAACATAGCGGCTAATCGCGTGTACCGAACTACCGCTGCAACGATGACTGTATCATCGAGTTCAGCCAACGACACATCACCTTCTGGTACAGGCGCACACATTGTTCTGATCGAAGGCTTGGATCAAAACTACAACCCTATCTCAGAGCAGGTCACGCTGGCAGGGCAAACAGCGGTAACTACGACTAAGACCTACCTGCGCGTAATAGGGATCACGGTCATTGATAAGGGCGTAAACGGCGGCAACGTCGGTACGATTTATGTCGGCACTGGTACTGTAACCACAGGCGTACCAGCTGTTGTGCACGAATTGGTACCTCCCGGCTTCAACAAAGAAGCCTCGGGGGTTTACACCGTTCCCGCAGGCTACACGGCTTACTTCAGAGTAGGCGGGTTATCAGGGCAGGACACTGGTGCTGGGTATGTTACGGGTCGATTGGTAATTAGCAACCAAGGTTCGCCATTCATAACATCAGCCGTAACAGTGTTTGCCACAGGGCAGGTCAACTATGACTTTCCTTATCCTATTGCTATACCAGAGAAATCTGACATAGAGGCTAGAGCAATCACATCTAGCGGTACCAATACAGTATCCTCTTATTTTGGTATGATCCTCATTAAGAACGACGGGCAAACCTAATGGCTAAAGAAATTTGGGACAAACCGAGACCGAAAGGATTGGACAAACCAAAGAAACTAAGTTCGGCTAAGAAGACTGCGGCTAAGGCTATGGCTAAGAAAGCAGGTCGCCCCTACCCGAATCTCGTTGATAACTTAAGGGCTGCGAGGAAGAAATAATGGCTAAGTCACCAGCATGGACTAGAGCAGAAGGTAAGAACCCGAAGGGTGGTCTCAACGCAAAGGGTCGCGCTAGCGCTAAAGCTCAGGGTATGAACCTGAAACCCCCTGCGCCGAAACCGAAAACCAAGAAGGACGCCAGCCGCAGGAAATCCTTCTGCGCTCGCATGGAAGGCATGAAGAAGGTCAACACTTCTGCGAAAACTGCTAAAGACCCGAACAGCCGCATCAATAAATCTTTGAGAGCATGGAACTGCTGACATGAGCACATCAGGTACGGCATCGTGGAACCCAGACATGACCGAGATCATCGAGGAAGCATTTGAAAGATGCGGAGTCGAGGTCAGGACAGGATACCAGTTCCGCACAGCAAGACGCAGCCTCAACCTATTGTTTCAAGAGTGGGCCAACAAAGGACTCAATCTCTGGACTATAGAGCAGGGCCAAATCTCGTTGACCGCAGGCACTGTGCAGTACAACCTACCTGAAGATACCGTAGACATCATTGAGCATGTAATTCGGCAGAACCCCGGCAGTGTCGCGAACCAAGTTGACCTTCAGATAGCCCGAGTTGCGTTACCGACCTACGCATCTATCCCCAATAAGCTAGCTACCGGAAGACCTATACAAATCTATGTGGATCGAGTCTCTCCTATACCGCACGTTAAAATATGGCCTACTGCTAGTGATAATAGTTACACTCTTGTCTATTGGCGCTTACGTCGCATCCAAGATGCAGGACAATCAGGTGCTAACACAATGGATATACCGTTTAGGTTTACGCCCGCCCTCATCGCAGGGTTAGCCTATTATCTGGCATTGAAGACTCCTGACGCTATGGATCGTATTGCGGCGTTGAAAGAGCTGTATGATGAGGCGTATGACCTAGCCGCGCAGGAAGACAGAGATCGCGCTCCGGTGCGGTTTATCCCGCATATCGGCTACGTTGGCGGCAGGGGTTGGTAAATGGGCGGCAGATTTGCCAGTGAGAAAAGAGCGTTTGGTTTCTGTGACCGTTGCGGGTTCAGATACGATTTACCGAAGCTCAAAACTTACGTAGTCCTCGGCAAAATTGTAAACCAGAGGGTCTGTCCTGAGTGCTGGGAAATAGACCACCCGCAAAACTGGGTCGGTATTATAGGCTCCCGTAAGGCCGCAGATGATCCGCAAGCACTACGCAATCCAAGACCCGATACAAACCTCAATGCTTCCCGTGGGTTTTTTGCTTTCAATCCTGTCGATACTCAGCAGGTTGATTTTACGTTGAACGATGTATTTGTTAAAATTACTTAGAGGTAATTGAAATGGCTAAAGATATGTGGGAAGGTTCCAGCAAAGACATTTCGCAGGACAAAAAGCTTGCGAAGAAACACAAGATGTCTTTCAGTGACTGGGAGAAGTCCCCGATGGATAAGAAGCACGACAAACAGAAGTCTATGAAAGGTCTGAAGAAAGGTGGCCCGACTTCTATGGATCGCAAGAAATTCGGCAAGAACATGTCTCGTGCGATGAATCAGAAATCTTCTGGAAGAGGTCGCTAATGGCTAAATACGACACCAGCAAGCACACTGAGGGTACTGAAGAGTATCGCGGCATCAAGGACGTACCGCAGCCGCATGGTAACGGCTACCCGAACAACATACCGAACACCAAGACGGTTAAGATTCGCGGTACGGGCGCAGCCACCAAAGGCACCAAGTGCAGCAATAAACTAGGCTAAAATATGAGGTACGGGAGCGTCTATATTTTGACTAATCGAATCACCCATTGTCAGTACGTGGGGCAGACGATCCAGCCTGTAAAAGCTAGATGGCGGGCGCATGTAGCAAACGCAAAAAAACCCAAATTTGACATTAGTAGAGCGATTAGCATTTATGGCGAGCGTGCCTTTAGCATAGTGGAAGCCTACATAGCTTTTGACAAAAATGGGCTTGATGCTGCTGAAGTAGCGTTGATAGCGGATTTGGCCCCCGCTTACAACATGACTAAAGGTGGTGCGGGTAGTCCCATTAGAATAACTCCTTATGAGTTACGCGCAAAGCGCTCTTACGCCGCTAAAAAGCGCTGGGCTGATCCTAAATGGAGGGCGACCACTATAGCTAAAATGGCCGCTGCTGTCTCTTTAGAGGCTAAGCAGGAGCAAGGCAAAAAGCTGATACAATTCAAGGGTGGGGTTAAACGTTGGGAAGGGCATGTGAAAAAAGGACGCACGCTAAAGTCTCGTTCTGAAACCGTTAAGAAGTCATGGGGCGATCAGAATGTGCGGGCCAAGCGGATAGAAGGGATAAAAAAAGCGGTCAGCGATCCAGCGGTTAAGGCTAAATTACTACTGAATTTACAGAAACCACAACCAAAAGAGGCTAGGGATAGGACGGCTAGGGCAAAATACAAGCCTGTGTACTGCCCAGAACTTCAAGTAACATTTATATCCAGAAAACATGCAGCAGCGCATTTTGGTGTGACTAGAGAGACTATCCATTGCGCTATAACAAAACCGCATAAAATAAAAGGTCTTTATTCTTTAGTCGGACAGATTTAGCTATGGACTATCTTAGCCTTAGAACTGCCATACAGCAATTCACAGAAGTTGACGAACCTACGTTCGTCGCTAACATCCCTGTGTTTGTTCAGAACACCGAGGTAATAGTAAACAACAGCGTCCAGCTTCCTGCGTTTAGGCAGACTACCACTCTATCGACCGTAGCAAGCAATCAGTACGTGACGCTGCCTTCTGGGTTTCTGTCTATGTTCTCGGTAGCAGTTATTGACCCTACAGAGGGGTACGTATACCTGCTGAACAAGGATGTGAACTACATCAGAGAAGCCTATCCGTTTCCAGCGACTACCGGCCTTCCCACAACCTACGCGCTGAACGATGCAACTCAAATAGCGCTGGGGCCGACGCCTAATGCCGTCTACTCGCTGAACGTAAATTACTACGCTTACCCACCGAGTATCGTAACCGCAGGGACGAGCTGGCTGGGAGTCAACTTTCCGAATGTGCTGCTCTGGGGTACGCTGGTCGAAGCGTACATCTACCTCAAAGGCGAGCCTGAACTGATTCAAACCTATCAAGCCAAATTCCAAGAAGCTATGGCAGAACTGAAACAGTTGGGTGATGGTAAGAATAGAGGTGATACATACCGTAAAGGGCAAGTCAGGGATATGGTGACGTAATGGCTATTACCCAAAGTATTGTTTCGACATTCAAATCCGAACTATTCCAAGGCGTGCACAACTTCGCCACTGGCGGAGACACATTCAAGATTGCCTTATACACGGCTAGCGCCGATCTGAACTCTTCTACGGTAAGCTACACGGGCACCACGGGTGAGGTGCCTAACGGCAGTGGATACACCACGGGCGGAAACGTCTTAACAGGCCAAAGCATCGGGCAAGCAGGAACAACCACCTTCATAGACTTCAATGATTCTGTGTGGCTAGCGGCGTCATTCTCTGCGGCAGGAGCGTTGATCTATAACGACTCAGCTGTAGGCAAACCTGCGGTAGCGGTGCTCAATTTCGGCGGCACATACATGCCGACCAACAACACATTCACGGTGCAGTTCCCTCCCGCCACCAGCACGACAGCAGTAATCACAGCGACCTAACAAGGAATATACATGGCAATTCGTTACCCCCTAGTCCTGAACGGCACTACCATTGAAGAGCTTCAACTCGCTGACTCTATCGACTTCACCTCAGCGTCTATCTCAGGAGACCTGACGTTCACGGGTACCGGCGCTAGGGTAAAGGCTAATTTCAGTGACCCTATCGCAACCAATCGCCTGCTGTTCCAAACCTCAACAGCTAACAGCACTACGCTTGTTGGGATCATGCCTAATGGCACTGGCAGCACTTCAGGTATCTATGGCGTCAACAGCTCGACGTTGACCAATGCTTCATATTTCGACCTGCGCGTGTCGGGTTCCGGTAACGATGTTCGTCTGACTTCCGACTACTACGGTGCGGGCACGTACCTACCTATTACGTTCTACACAGGTGGCCTAGAACAAGTACGCATAACGGCGAACTCTGGTGCTCCGGCAGATTTCCAATTCAGCCAGTCCGGTACGCGGATAACGGGCGACTTCAGTAACGGCACTGCCGCTAACCGTGTGTTGTTCCAGACCTCTACCGCTAACAGCCCTACGGCTGTGGGTATCATGCCCCGTGGAACGGGCACTACGTCTATCATCTACGGCACCAATAGCTCTACCCTTACCAACGCATCCTACTTTGATCTGCGGGTATCCGGCTCTGGTAACGACGTTCGCCTATCTGCTGACTACTACGGCGCGGGAACGTACCTGCCTATTACGTTCTACACGGGCGGTGCTGAACGAGTACGGATTGATACTGCGGGTAACATAGGGCAAGGCTTAACGAGCGTCACAACTACAGGGTTTACTGGCGGGTACATTGCAAAAAGCTCAACCGCTTTTGGGCCTCAGCTCGTTTATGAAAATGCAACAAATGATTCTAGCGGCCCTTACTATATTCTACAAAAGGGAAGAGCGGGTGCCATCGTTCAATCTGGCGACACTTTAGGAAATTTCCAGCTCCGTGGATTTGATGGCACTAATTTTATACGAGGCGCATCCATAGAAGCCGCAGTAGACGGCACCCCCGGCACTAACGACATGCCCGGAAGGTTGGTGTTCAGCACAACGGCTGATGGTGCTTCTACTCCTACGGAGCGGATGCGGATTGATAATGCGGGTAGGGTGGGTATTGGATCAACCTCGCTAGCTGGATATGGCGTGCGGTTATCCAGAACCATTACGGGAAGCACTTTTTCTTATGGTTATTTTATTGACTCAACTAACGACGCGACGGTTTCAAATACGTTTATCGGCTATGGGTCAAATTTGGCAACCGCTAATGCGGTAACAAATGTTCGTCAATACTCAGCGGCGCAAGCTACGTTTACAGGAGCGGTTACAAACCAATATGGTTTCTTTGCCGACTCCTCTCTCACAGGAGCCACCAACAACTACGGCTTCTACTCAAACATACCCTCCGGCACAGGGCGCTGGAATTTCTACGCTAACGGTACGGCTGACAACTATTTTGCTGGCGCTGTTGGGGTTGGAGGTGTGCCTTATGCCGGGGCTTCCGTAGTTGTTTCAAAAAGCATCACAGGCTCAACCGCAGGTATTGGCATAGCTGTTGACGGCACCGCACAATCTGATGTAACCAACTCATGCCAGTCGTTTTTATCGCAAGCCAAAACAGCAGCGGCGGTCTTTACTCTAGGTAACTACTATGGTTTTAGAGCGCAACAAGCTTCTTTTGGGGCTGGATCAACGATTACAAATCAATACGGATTTGCCGCTGATAGCAGCTTAACAGGAGCCACCAACAACTTCGGCTTCCACTCCAACATACCCTCCGGCTCAGGCCGCTACAACTTCTACGCGGCAGGCAATGCTAGTAACTACTTTGCGGGTAATGTCGGTATAGGCGGTGATGCTAGTGTTGCCTTGGAGACATTTGCCAATGCAACAAACTGGGTAAGGAATAACTCTGCGGCGGGCATCCCTATTTTTGCTGCTTATCGGTCAAACGGGACAATATCGTCCAAAACAGTCGTATCTTCTGGTGATGAGGCGGGGCGCTTTGACGTACGTGGATTTGACGGTACTAACTTCATTCAGCTTGCGCAAATTAACTTTCATGTTGATGGTACTCCCGGCACCAACGATATGCCGGGGCGCATTGTTTTCCAAACAACGGCTGATGGGGCGTCTAGCCCGACTGAAAGAATGCGGATAAGCAACGCGGGCAATGTGGGTATTGGGCAAACCTCGCCCGCGTCAAGACTGCATGTTCGACAGGATCAAGACGGCACCACTAGAACCATTATTCAAAATAGGAATGGTTCAGGCACGCCATTGTCAGAACTAACCTTTATAACTAGCGCTTTTGATTTTTCAGATAATAGATACGCTTATATCCAGTCAGGCGGCGGCAGCAGCACATATCTTTCTTTTGGTACTTGTAATGCAAGTACACCCACTGAAAGGATGCAGATTGCAGCAAATGGTTATGTGGGAATAGGCACTGCCCCCGCCGCCCCTTTCCATGTACAAACAGCAGTCACTTCAAGTACCGCTATTATAGCAAACACAGGGGGCACTGAATGCTTTTTTATTCTAAGAAACTCAGTCACTACCTCTAACAACACTAGAATAGGTGCAATTAGCGCAGATTTGACCCTCACTACGGGCGGAACCGAAAGGGTGCGGGTTACGTCAACCGGAAATATCCACGGCACCTCTGGCACAACCGCTATGACAGACGGGTTCTTCTACATACCATCGGCTGCTGGCGCTCCGTCTGGTGTACCCACTGCTATCGCAGGTCGAGTACCGATGTATTATGACACCACTAACAACAATTTTTACGTTTATAATGGGGCTTGGAAGAAAGTTCTGTTGGCTTAATCAACTTAGGAAACACAAATGGCAATAGCAATCGAATGGATCATCACCCGTCTGGAAGTCGTAAACAAAGACGGCCTTAACAATGTCGCTATCCAAGCATGCTTCGATGTCAAAGGGTCAGATGGAGACCTACAAGGGTTTACGCAAAGCGATGTATCTTTTGGCAATCCTGATCCTTCTGCCTTTACACCTATTGAGCAGGTGACGAAGGAGCAGGCGGTTGCGTGGACAAAGAAGGCTCTGGGTGATAGAGTAAAGGAGTTCGAGGATCGCGTTATCGAGCAAATTGAAAGACAGCGCACCCCGCAACCGCAATCAATCGTCCTACCATGGATGCCAACCAACGAATCTGAAAAGGTCGCATAATGAAAGAAATCTCTCTGTTCCTTACCGTCGATGAAGTCAACGCTATTCTGGCTGTGCTGGGCGATCTGCCTACCAAGTCAGGAGCATTCCCTCTGGTCTTAAAGATCAAGGAGCAGGCTGAAGAGCAGGTAAAGTCTGACGAAAGCGAAGCGTAAGGAGTAACGAGATGGCCTTTGGCTTAAGTTCTAAGTCCTTGAAACGCCTTGGAGGGGTGCACCCTGACTTGGTGAAAGTCGTCAAACGCGCTATTGAGATCACACCTATTGATTTCGTAGTGATTGAAGGCTTACGGACGAAAGAGCGCCAGCAATATCTGGTAGCCAAAGGCGCATCCAAAACCATGAACTCCTACCATCTCACAGGCCATGCAGTAGACATAGCGCCACTCGTAGATGGGCAGGCAAGTTGGGATTGGAAGTATTACAGAGAACTAGCCCCTGCGATGAAGCAGGCGGCTAAAGAATTGGACGTAGATATTACTTGGGGCGGGGATTGGAAGAAATTCCCCGATGGCCCGCATTGGCAGATACCGAGATGAAACTGAACTCCTTCACGCAATGGCTTCTTGATCGACTGCAAGAAAAGACCTCGTGGTACGCCATCATAGGGTTTCTAGCCTCAGTGAATATCCATTTCAACTCTGAGCTTACTCAGAGTATCGTAGAGCTGGCAGCAGCCACCGCTAGTGTTGTAGCGTTCGTTACCAAAGAGAAGAAATAAGATGCCTAGTACCTATTCTCCCAATTTACGCTTAGAGCTTATTGGTTCCGGTGAACAGCAGAACGTCTGGGGTAACTCTACCAACAACAACCTCGGCACGCTGATAGAGAATGCTATCTCCGGTTACATTGAAATCCGTATGCCAGATTCTGACTACACTTTATCCGCGTTGGACGGTGCAAATGATGAAGCGCGTTCTATGTCGATATGGCTTACACCGTTTTTTACGCTTACCGCACCCAGAAATCTGATCGCCCCGGCAGTGCCCAAAGTATACATCATAGCGAATGCTACTGACGGCGGTTTTGCTGTAGGCATATCATCTGGTGGTGGATCACTAGGCGTTTACATACCCAACGGCACCACTCGGGTTGTCTTTTGCAATGGGGTAGATTTCTTCTACGCAGGAGCATACGAGCTTGAGGTTTTGACTCGCGCTGGGACTATTGCCGAAGTCGGACTTAAGTAAGAGGTTACAACATGCCCTTACAAGCACTTCAGTTCAGACCCGGAGTCAGTCGAGAATCTACCAGCTATTCCAACGAAGGGGCGTACTACGCCTGCGACAAAATTCGGTTTCGCTCAGGCTTCCCAGAGAAAATCGGCGGCTGGGTACAGCAAGGTGCACCATTTGACGGCGCTTGTCGGCACACGGTTGAGTGGATAGGACGGCGTGACTTTTTACTTCTTGGCGTAGGCACAAACCAAAAATACTACATATACAGTGGCGGGATTTTCTATAACATAACACCTATTCGTGCGACCTACACACTGGGGGCGAACCCTTTTCTACCTATTTACTCTACGCTGTCTGCAAGTATTTCTGACAGCGCTACTACCATTCCAGTTACAAGTGGTACCTCTTTCACCCGTGTAACACCCTACGTCATCAGAATTGATGCTGAGGAAATCTATGTAGCCAATGCTAGCGGCAACAGCCTGTACAACTGTGTCAGAGGCTATAATGGCACAACGGCGGCGGCGCATTCTTCAGGCGTTACAGTCGCAAGTTCTTGGGTGGTTGTAGCGAGCACCGCAAATGGCGCAGAATTGGGTGATTGGGTAACTTTTAGCGGCGCTACGACCTTTTCCACCTATACACTGGCGCAGCTTAATAACGAAGTCCGTATCGGTGCCACCGACCTAAACTACATAGCCTTTGACATAAACACCCTGAGCACTTCAGCCACTGCGGGGGGTGGCAGTTCGGTTGTTGCAGAGTATCAGATTCATGCTGGCGCAGCATATTCTATTTTGGGTGCGGGTTGGGGTGCTGGCCCTTGGCAGTCATTAGCCTATGGTACAGCTTTCTCTACATTAACTGCTACGGTCAATAGCAGCGCGACGACACTCGCTGTTGCTAGCACTGCGTCTTTTTCTGCCTCTGGGTACCTGATGGTGGACGCGGAATTGATGGCTTATACATTAGCCTCCCCCACTTCACTTACTGTTGTGCGGAGCGCTACAAATGCTAAAGGGCACATGGTAGGTGCCTCAGTCTATGACGTTGTGTACACAGCGGTAGGCAGAGCGTGGAATACTGCTTACACTTCCGCCCTATCCTCAGCGACTGTACGGCTCTGGAGTGGTGACACCTTTGGACAAGACCTTGTTTACAACTACGTTAACGGCCCTATTTACTACTGGGACGCAGTGGCTAACATGTCTGTTACAGGTATTGTCCTAGCCCCCGGAGTCGATATACTAGACCTCGCTGGTGCTGATGGCTACGCGCCCACTGTCGCGATCAGGGTTTTGGTGACTGACGAACGGTACATAGTCGCGCTAGGTTCGCCCGATACCGCTACAGCGGGGACTACCCTTCAAGACCCACTTATGGTTAGTTGGTGCAGTCAAGAACGCCCTGACATCTGGAACCCTGCTGACATCACTAATACAGCGGGCAATCAGCGCTTGACGTATGGAAGCAGAATAATCACTTCCGAAAAGACGCGACAAGAGACCCTGATCTGGACAGACTCCGCGTTGTACTCTATGCGCTATTTGGGGCCGCCCTACATCTTCGGGTTCAGCGTAATGTCTAGCGCGGTCTCCATTGCATCTATGAATGCGGTGGCTACGGCGAATGGTGTAACCTACTGGATGGGGTTGGATAAGTTCTATGTGTACACCGGACAGGTAGACACACTGCCTTGCTCACTGCGGCAGTACATATTCGAGGACATCAACAACAATCAGCTAGATCAAGTCTACGCTGGTACCAACGAGCGCTACAATGAAGTCTGGTGGTGTTACCCTTCGCTTGATGCCCTGAATAATGACCGCTACATAGTATACAACTACCTAGAAAGACTGTGGTACTACGGCACTATGCCTCGCACTTCTTGGTACGACTCACATATTAGAACCTATCCTGTCACTACCACTTACGACCTCACTACGGAAACGGGGCGCATGTTCTATCAAGAATACGGTGCAGATGATGGCTCAACTAACCCACCTAGCCCAGTCAATGCGTATATTGAGAGTGCAGACTTTGATCTTGGTGACGGCGGAAATCAGTTCTCGTTTGTAAAGCGCATCATCCCCGACGTAGATTTTATCGGCTCGAACAACACCACGCCATCTGTAACCATGACGTTGCAGGCTAGAAACTTTCCGGGCGTGGGGGTGATTACCAGTCCGATGCAGGATGCCAGCGCGGGTGTACTAGGGGCTAAGGTATCTACACAGGTATACAACTACACTACTCAGTCATGGATAAGGCTAAGAGGCAGGCAGGTCATATTCCGCGTAGAGAGCAATCAGCTCGGGGTGCAGTGGCAGCTAGGCACACCACGCCTTGAAATCCAGCCCGACGGCAAACGGTAATGGCTAACAAAAACAACGTCCCTTCTCCGGTACTACCCATACCTCCGATTGAGTACGACGTTCGGTACATGCAGGCCCTCGTCAGAACCCTCACCTACTTCATGCAGCAGCAGGACAATCCGGGCCTCATTCGTGGTGTGTCCATAGAGCTAGGTAATTCTATAGCCCCCGATCCTGATGTAGTAATAGACACCCTCGCGTACAATTCAAACGTCGTAAAGATCACTATTGCAGCACTACCAACAAGCGCCACAGGTCTTGATCCGGGCCAGATTTGGAATGACTCAGGCACTTTGAAAATAGTCTAGGAACACACATGGCATACACATCTACAGCTAAAGGACTTGCAGCACTAGGTCGCGGTGGAGATAACACCCTGATGCACGTAGGAAAAAACGAGCTAGCGGGTCTTCAGCATGTGCTCGGCAGAGAGCTGACGGTGAATCCAGAGACAGGGTTACTAGAAGCGTTCAGCCTTTCCGATATTCTGGTGCCTCTGGGTATAGGTTTAGCCGCCGCTGCGACAGGTGGCGCTGGTGCGGCTGCTTTGGGCGGTGGAGCGCTGACTTCTACTGCTATAGGCGCGACCACAGGTGGCTTGACGCAAGGCGCTATCAACAAGATGCAGGGTAAAGATTTCGGCGCGGGTTTTGCCGGAGGTGCCCTCACTGGTGGTATAAGCGGCTATGGCGCTGCTGACCTTGCTGGTGGCCCTATGGGGGCGGCGACTCCTGCGGCGCAGCTTCCCGCTCCGGCTAATTTTTCCAATACAGTACCGAGCAATCTTCTAACTAAAGCGGGTGTGCCCGCACCTGCAATGCAGGCTCCCGTAGGGCCGATGTCGCCTGTCACCCCTAAACCCATAGTTCCTACGCCTGAAACCCCCTCTTTCACTGATGCCTTGACTAAGCAAGGCTCAGCTATGCTCAAAAATGCGGGAGATTTGATTAAGCCTATTGGTATGGGGGCGATGCTGGGCAGTGGGATAACTTCTGCTATGAACGAGAGTGCAGTAAACGCACAGAACCTACGGCAGCAAAAACTGGCGAGGCAGCAAGCTGAGCAAGAACAGCAACAATACTTTTCTAGCCTTGGGTACCCTCTACAACCGCTGAGTAACTTGACTTCTCAAAGCCCTAACGAGCAACGCGGCAACACTCTCGATATTATTCGCGGGTATGCAGAAGGAGGGACTACAGACTTACGGCGCGTAGTGGGTGGGGTACCCATCAAGACTTCAATCCCAGCGCAACATATAGATACTTTCGCTAACGCCGATCTAAATAATGAACTGAAGAAATTTCAAGGCATTAAGAGCTTTGCACAAGGCGCGTTGGTTAATGCCACGCCCGCCCCTGAAGAGGGGATGCACCCTCTGTCGATGGTTCCGCAAGCCCGCCCGCAGCTAGGAGCCACTCCTGTTAAGCGAGAAGTTGTTGGCTATGATGAAGGTGGGCTATTAGATGGCCCCGGCGATGGAATGAGTGATGATATTCCTGCCAGCATAGAAGACAAAGAAGAAGTCCGAGTGGCTGATGGCGAGTTTGTTATTCCGCCCGAGATTGTACGCATGATCGGTGATGGCGACCCAGAGAAAGGGGCTAAGCTGCTAGATCAACTACTGCCTTTGGTTCGTCAAGCTGCACATGGCAAGAAAGAGCAGGTAAGTCAAGATGCTGGTAAACTAGCCGC